TTTAAACAATAGTTATTAAAACTATTTTCTTTATAACTGGTCGGCAGTCTTACGGATACGCTCGGAAAGGTCATATAATGCACCTTTGAACTGTTCCATTTCTTCACTGGAAAAACCACCAGTATTGCCGTTTCCATCTATTCCGTCTATCTTGTGGTAAATCCAAGATGGAGAACGATCAAAATATTTTTTTGATAACTTTGCCCAAGATATATCAAGAGCTATATCACTTACTATTTCCTTTACGGATTGATTTTTCTTTGCAATTGTTTCCATATTTTATATATTTTAAAAGCACCACCGCAGGGGCGGTGCTTGGGTTTAATCTTCATAAAGAAGTTTTTCAAATAATCTAATTATCCACTCTTCTAATTGTGCTGAATAATTGTGTTTTGATTTTTTAAAGTTTCTAATCGCTTGGATTAGTTCCTTTTCCTGTTCTGTTAGTTTCATAACTTTTATGTATTAAATTTAACAATACAAATATAATACGAATATTCGTATTATGCAAATATTTCTACAACTTTTTTCAAAAAATTTTCCCCTAAGAGTTCCCCGTAAACTTCCCCTAACTTAAAACATAATCCCAAGATATTCCTTTATTCCCCAAATGCAGTATTCCGTGGCGTTCATGTAGTGGTCGTTTCGTTTTATCGGTTTCTCGGTCGGCTGTCCATTGATATACTCATATTCGTAATTCTGATATTCATTATCAAAATCGCCATCATCTACATAGTATATTCGTGCCTGATTGATAAAATCAAACCTTGCCTTATAGGTAGGCTTGGAAGTCGGCACAGCATTGATTGCGTATAGCGTTCGTAAATCATTGGTTAGACTTATCTCGCTCCCTGGTTCCCTATCGGCACTATCAGCCCAAACAAAGGTTACATTGCCAATCGGAACACCAGCATATTTAAGGTGTTCGCCGAGTGTTCCCTCCATTTGGTTCATCGGCTTGTAGAGTAGTGGTCTAATGTAGAATGATTTGTCACCATCATACATCACTTCCACGCAAGCCGTAGGATTGGCGAAGCCATAGTCTAAACCATAGTATTTTCGGTAGCCGTGCTTTGCGACTTCGTTATACTGATTGAGACTTATTACTTTCCAATTCTTGTAAATCTTATTCGGTTTCTCGGACTTTTGCCCAAGACCATAAACAAGCCAGTGATATTCGGAAGCAGAGCCCACATCTTCATTGTATCTGCATCGTTTGAGTTCTTTAATCTGCTTTGGCGTAAGGTTTAAAGGATTAGCTTCTAAATCATAGGTTTTAGCGCTGGTTTCGTTGAGAATTTTGGAAGTCACAGCATCGCAGAACTTTATCGGCTGGTAGGATAAAATCTGCATCCGTTGTTCAGGCAGAATAAACGGATTGTCCTTAAAGGTAGAGTAACTTACATAGGTGGTCTCTTTGAGTTTCTCCTTTTCTATCCAGTGGTTTTGTTTTGGGTTCCAGTCAAAGATAATAACCTTGGAACGCTGGGCAAGTTGCCGATATACTTCTTCCGAGAAGTTATAAGGCTCATTTATCCAGCAGATAGTCTGTGTCATCCCCATTGCTTCATCTTCATCATCCAATCCTGTAAATCGCAGAATGTTGCCGTTATTCCTAAAAGTCCAAGTGTGGTTGGTCTTGTTCTCCACAAGATACTGATAAAGGTTCTCCTCTTCAAGGTAAGCATCCAACTCTTCTATGGTTATTTCGCCCCTTTCAAATTGTTTCTTCCTTACCTGTGGGTCTTTCAGCCATTCCCTCCAATCTTTCTCTACTATATCCCTGCAACTCTTCTGTGTGTCCCTCAGCACTGTTGCCGAAGATATAGGATTGTTCGCAAGGAAATTATAAAGCACTTGGAAATTACTCCAAGTCTTGGAACTCCTTGAACTTCCCTCCTCAATGATAAGCTTATATTTGTGCTGCGTAGTGTTTCCATTGGGTATCTTTTCATTTAAAGCGCCCCACACTTCGGCAAACACTTTGGAAGCCTTGAATTTTATTTTTTTGTCCATACTTTTTTAAATTAAAAAGCCCCACATTTCTGCGAGGCTTTCGGTAGCAAATTAATAATAAATAATAACTATGAAAAGAATTTATGTTAGTCTTCCTCCTGTGGCATTACTACTTCTACCTGAATAGAAGAAGGGATAGTGTTTATCTTATCTCCTGCCGTTGTAAGGTCTTTCTTGTCTGTAAGCCCTAAATCCCTCGCTATGATGTTCGCGTTAAAGAACCCTGCCACTGCTCCCTCAAACTTATTGCAGTAGATTATTTGTTCTATCTGTGTAATAACCTCGGAAAAATCTTGATTAGGTTTATCTTTCAAATCATCTTTAAGGTCATTAAAATACTTGGTATTTACGCCTGAAAAAGCACAAAGCCCTTGTAATGTGTAAGGTCTATTGATTGGCACCTCAATAATTGTTCCTGATAGTGCGCCTCCTCTTACGGCCTCTGACTTCATTAGTGGATTGTCATCGCACCACTTAAAGTACTCACATGCTGTTTCCCACAACTCTTGAGCCGAGCCAAACCTTCTATTTCTTCCGTGCTTCTTGCGTAGTTCCCAATATTGATTTCCTTTTGGCGCTGACATTATGTTTTTGTTTTTAATTTAAATTCAAATGGTTATCTATTAGAGTTTTTACCTCTTCAAAATCATAACAAACAGCCGTATTCCAATTATTATTGCTCAACATGGTTAAGACTTCTAATTGGTTTTTAGTCGGTCTGTTGGGCTTTATTTTCAGTTCTATGGCTAAACCTGAATAAGTCTTGTTCGGCTGGAATATAAGTATATCAGGCATTCCTGCTCTTACGCCCAGTCTTTTGAGTTTCGCCCCCTGTTGTATACTGGTCTTCCTTTCGTTGGCGATATGGCAGAACAGCACATTGGGATATTGCAATCTTAAATAACTGGCTACGCTCAACAGCAAACAATCTTCCTTATTCATCCTCACAAATATAGTATATTTTCTTATTTAGAACAAATAAAAATAAGAATAAAAAAGCCCTGCTGGTGCAGGGTTTGTTGTTTTCATTTTGATTGGTTTTTATGTTAAGATATTGTAAATGGTGTCCCATCTTTTTGATAGTGCGTTTTAAATTTCTTTTTAGGTATGTTTGAATCATGTTTGCCATCACTATAATCAAGCTGCCAGTGAAGTTGCCCATTATCGTAATACTTAGACCAAATACCAATTCTACATACAGGCTTACCATCAAAACCTTCAAATTTTGTTCGATAATCATAAAGATGTTTTATATTTTCAGACACAACGGCGATTTCTCCATCTATCCATAATTGTCCATTTTCATGAAATTCTTGCCATTTATGCGTTTCTAAATAATCTGTCATTTTCTTTATTTTTTAAGTTAATATTTAAATTTAAAAGCCTTTTTGTGACTTGCTTAGGTCGGTTGTTTTTAGTTTAAATAATAGTTGTTATAGTATAGATTAACATAAGTGTTGCCGCCTTCTAATATTTCGCCTGTTACATCACATCTGTCAATTTGTTTGAATTTTTGGGCGATGTTTTTTATTTTTATCACTTCTTCGTTCTCTCTTGGGTTGCCTTCTATTTCAAATTTTATTGTAATATCTATATGTGAAGAGTAACCGCAGTAACCTGATTTAATTGATAATTTTCTGTTGTTATAACCAGCTTTTTTTAATTCTTCTCTTAATACTTGTGCCATCTCTTTCGTTGTCATTTCTTTTATTTTTTAATTGTTATACTTTGTTTTAATTTTATGTTGCAAATATACAATATATTTTAATACAATGCAAATATTCTCTAATTTATTTTACAAAAAAGTTTTATAATTAAAATATATTTTAATAACTCGCTGAAATACAGATGCAAAAAAACATGGCCGAAGATTGATTTAAAATATATTTTATTTTTGTGTTTGTTTTTTCGGTGTTATGTTTTATATTTGCCATATAAAATTAAAATAATGAGTATTTTACTAATTAGAGAAAAGGCCAAAGAAAAAGGGGTTAAAATATCAGATATTGCTACCGCAGCAGAATGTAGCCCACAAATGATGAATAACTACCTAAACGAAACCCACGGAATACCTTTTGATAAGCTTCAAAAGATTGCCGAGTTTTTAAATGTTAGCGTTTTTGAGCTTATAGATGTCCCAACAGATTACGACCATATTTATACAGGAAAAGGCGAATGGTTAGGAATCAGAAAAAATAATGCTTTTTAGCCTTATTGAAAATATCAGCATTATTTTTCAAAACGAATCAGTCTTATTGTAATTTTTTCAGGAAAAAGAAATAGCGAAGTTTATACCTCGCTATTCTTTTTTAATTCTCTGTTAAGATACCAAACAGCTTTTTCCAAGTCTTCCCTGAATTTTTTAGGGTCTTTCTTTCCTGCTCGGCTGATGTATTTCACGGCGTTACCTAAATTGAAATTCAGGTTTTGGTCTTCTATAAAGTCTATTACTTCAATCTTCCCAGTGTTGTAATGGCTTGGGTGATTTACTCTTTCTTCAAATGCTGAATCGTTCATAATTTACTTTTATTCTCCTCTTGTTATTTTAAAAAAATCATGTATAAAATCTGACATATCCAAATATGCCATTATAGGCTGCCAATATTTGTATTGATTAAATCTTGCTACATAAAAATATTCCGATTCAAATCCTCTTATACCTTTCTGTAATAAACTCTCATCACTTAAGTCTTCATATCCTAATTCTGAAAGAAGATGGGTAACATCTTTTTCACTCCATTGAATGGAATTTTTAAATTCAGAAGGCTGTGGAATAACCTTAAATTTCATAAATGTTACTTGTTCCAAATATATGATTTCTACTTCAAAGAAATGTCCATCGGAATCAAATCTCCTCCCAAAATGGTCTATAAATACTTGAGCATAGTCACTCAAAACATTTGATTGATGAGGAAGATGTTCTTCACTTATTAAAAGGTCTGCGTTTCTTGTTATTTTGGACAATAATTCCACCTGTTCATCAGTCAAAGGTTCGAACTCATCCCATTTGTTACCTAAATAATCTACAAACTGACCGTTATGATTCACATCTTTTAATTTACATATACTACAATCTTCCTCACCATGGTCATTAAATTTACCCCACCTTCCTATATATTCTTTATAGTTTATAGCGTTTTGTTGTCTTAAATCCATATTTTACTTATTTAAATCTTCAAATCTTAATCCCATTGCGTAGGATTGGAGGTTTATTTTTGCGTGTTGAGGGTTTTTCAGGCTGTCAAAACTATCATCCTGCCATCGGAAGATGAGGTTTTTGGGTAAATCGTTGTCTATATCGTAGATTACATCTCTTGCAGCAAATAAATACTCCCCAAAGCATAAAAGCCCCATTAAATCATCTCCTACGGCATAGTCAAAGAACACCTCGTGTTTTTCCTCAAACAGCCTGATGTATTCTTTTAGAATATCATCTAATTTATCTCTTAGTTTCATATTCAATTATTTTATCTAAAATATTCCATATTGGTTCTACCACATATTTGTCAGGTTTCACTCCCCACTCTACAAGCAGACATTTCAAGATATATTTTTCTTCTCTACTAAACAATTTATGAAAAACTGTTAATTCATCCACGCCATCTAATGGTGACTGCCACAGAACTATCTTATCTGTATTGTCTCTAAGTACTTTTAGTAATTCTACAATAGGTCTTATTTTTATTTCATTCATAGTCCTAAAACTTTTATCTGTTCCTCTGTTAGTGGTTCGAAGTTTGTGTAAAAAGCAACTTCATCGTCGTGGGTTCTCATTTTGAAACGACAGATTGCATGTGGTTTATAATCACACAATTTACCTATTGCAACTGTCTTCTCTTTATTATCCCAAAACTTACCCCATTTTCCTATATAATCATCGTAATTCATAGGTTTTTCTTGGGTAAATCCTTGTAGTGTGTATTCTGTGAAGGATAACGCTGTTAATGCTCCATGGTCAGTGTAAATAAAAGGTTTTTCGTCTGTGTATTTATCAAATTTAACTTCACAATTAAAAGAATTATAAGCATCTTTTACCTTTTTGATAGAATAAACATAAGTAACTTCACCCCATCCAAATCTATGGTCAAAAACTCTATCTCCTACTTTAAATATTTGTTTTTCCATTTTCTATTTTTCTAATTTCTATTACTTCGCGTTTACCGTCCGCTTCAAAACGCTCTATTTGGTTATACAACTGTTTTTCATCCTCAACCTTAACATTCATTTCACGAACAAAAGAGAGTGTTCCTCTTGGGTCAGGATAGTGTACATTGTATTTATAAGTTATTTTGTATTTCATAATATTATTTTCTTTTTCTATTAAAGACCGCATACTCAACTATATCTGAGTCGCATGTTATATATCTATTACCTAACTTCCATACCGAGTAGTATTCAGAGTAACTCCTTCTATCCTCTTTTACTACATCTACTAAAACGCCTGTTCTTCTGGCTTCTTCACATTCGGATCTTTCCTTAGAATCGAGGATTATTATTAAATATAACACACCTCCGATTAAAGCAAAAACTAAAAACTTTCTCATATCTAAATATTTTCTTTATAAATTTTAATTAACATTTTTAACAGCTCTTCTCTTGCTTCTTCATAGGTAGGATAAATGTTATTTCCCATATCTTTGCTTATTTAAATTCTTTAATTACATCCTCTACTTGGTTTAAAAAACGCTCAAAAGGGTATCCAGTGAAAACGCTTATATCTCTTTGAAACATTATACTGTTCCTAATCATCCTCAAAGAAGACATCCTGCTATCTTCGTTCATCTTGTCTTCATCTACCACCACTTCCTCAATCTCCTCTTGTACATAGGTGCTAACAGACAGCGTAAAGTCATTTTTTGTCACTTCTTCAAGACTGACCTTTCGGCTTATCTTTTTCTCATCATCGATAAACTCTATATCCGTTGAGGTTTTGTTCTTCTTTAAGACAAGGCAGATTGTAGCAATGTTCGTGTCTACAAAGGTTCCTCCTCCGATATGGATTACTTTCTCTATCCAGTTATGCTCTATGATATATCTTCTGATTTTCCCCTCTGCATTTCCACGATAGGCGATTCCAGGGAAATTCAAGACCACTGCAATGCCATCATCTGCCAAGAGGTGGATAATATGAAGAAGAAATGCGTAGTCTGCTTTGCTCTTGGGAGGTAGGGCAGGAACATCTTTAAACCTTTCGTCTATAAACAAACCTGTTGCTGGTGGCTCCCACTTGATTGAAAACGGAGGATTTCCCATAATGCAGGAAAATCTTTTGTCCATAAATGCAGGGTCTTTAAGGGTGTCCCCACAATATCCTGTAAAGTTTTTCAGGTTATTTTGGGCGTATTCCAGCTGGTGGTCATTTAGTTCTTGTCCATATTTTGGTAAGTCATCATCAAAGACCGCAAGGAGGTTTCCTGCTCCACAGGTAGGGTCATACACATCCCTAATCTCTGTATCTATCAAGTTTTTCATAAACAAGGCTAATTCAGGCTGTGTGTAGAAAATGCCTTTGTCTTTGAAATCCTGCTTGATGTTTTTTAAATTATATTCTGCCACTTTCCTTTGTTTTTATCTTTGATTTTTGGTTTTGTCGCGCGATTTAAGGATTCCCAAAATCAAATTTCAAAGGGTGTTTATTTCAATTTCCTATTACAATAAAGGTTTTGCTATTTCAATTAAATTTCTAAAATTTTCTAAAAATTTGTCTCTAACTGTTGGTTTTTCAAAAGTTAAAACTCTACTATGGTCAAATTGACACCCACTTTTAATTTCACCTTTAGAAAAATATATGCAATGCTTCATAGTACTATCTTTCCAATCAGGCTTCCATCCATCATTGTATCTATCCCTTAACTGACATAATTGAGCAAGTGCTAAACATGCTTCGGCTTCTTCTTTTGTGGGAAATCTGTTTTTAACACTATCTCCCGTGCGCATACTGCCCGAAGTAACAACATCACTGTGAAAATCCACAAACCAACCCCCAACTTCGTATAAATCTTCCCAACTCTTCGGAAGTTCATTTTCAACCTTCTTAAAAACTATATTTTCAAAAGTTGATTTTTCTCTATCAATTTCGTAACCCTCTGGCACCTGTATTTTCATTT